CATCTAATTATCTTCGTGACCCATCCAAGAAACCGAATTGGTTATGACTAGACTATGGAGAATATGGAAGTATGCACTCGGATCATTCTCAGACGAAAGAACAAAAAAGTACGATAATCACGTTGTTATGGTACGGACTTTTATATTTGTTACCTACTTTATTACTAATTGCTTTATTATTAGCGGAGTAATCCGACACTGGTATGACTAACTTAATTGAAAAAAACGATCCACGTTACTTTTCTGAAACAAGTAGTGAATCTTATGATCGTCATCATTACAAAATAGTTTCTGCAACTAAAACTTTTGTTGTAGAATCTTGGGAAGAAGCACAAGAATGGTGGTGGAATAATTGCCACTCACCAACAATTAAAGGTGCAGTTATCCATGTTATTGATAAACCAAAGACAAAGAAAAAATCCAAAGGATTTTAAATGAGTATAAAAATCTGTTCAAAGTGTAATGCAAAATGGATAGGTGGGCAGTTCTACTGGTCTACAGGTAAAATGGGATGTCCTCATGATTTAGCAGGATTAGTTTGTAATGAAGCAGATCATAATGAATGTATAAACCCATGCAAAGGATCTACAAGTGGACAGACATGGGAACAACGTCGTTACTATCTTGATAGACTTAATGATTTGGGTTCTGAGAAAGATGATGATACTTAAATGTAAAGATTGATTGCACAAATAACCTATTTTGGTTACAATGTAATCATACATAGTAAATATAGAAAATTATGGAGATTTTAAGAATGATGTTATTTGCATCGCACCCATCTGTTTACACGTTACCAGGTACATGGGAAGCACAACCAATGGTTTCAACTGATGTTCTTTACAGTACAACAGTTGGCATGGCATCATTTGGTATAATCACAATTGCAGCAACAGTAATATCAATGTTAGCATTAAAAGGAAAAAGAAAAAGAATTTGACTTATTGATCTTTTTATTATATTATGTGTAAATGAGTGATTTTATATGGGTCGAAAAATATCGACCACAAACAATTGAAGACTGCATTCTTCCAGACAGTATAAAGAAAACATTTCAGGATTTCCTAAATACAGGAGAAATACCTAATATGTTACTAGCTGGACCTCCAGGTGTAGGTAAGACTACGGTAGCAAAAGCACTATGCAACGAACTGGGAGCAGATTTCTATGTCATCAATGGATCCGATGAAGGAAGATTCCTCGACACGGTACGAAATAACGCAAAAAACTTTGCATCTACTGTATCGTTGTCTTCGGAGGCGAAGCACAAGGTCATCATCATTGATGAAGCAGATAACACAGGGAACGATGTACAGCTCTTACTTAGAGCGTTTATTGAAGAGTTCGCAGGGAATTGCAGATTCATCTTTACGTGCAACTACAAGAATAAAATACTCGAACCACTCCACTCAAGGTGTGCTGTGGTTGAGTTCAATATTAAGGGCAAAGAGAAGCAAGAAATAGCAGCAAAGTTTTTTCAAAGATTACTTTATATTTTAGATAAAGAAAAGGTAGAAGCAGATAAGAAAGTTTTAGTAGAATTAATAAACAAACATTTTCCAGATTGGAGAAGGGTTCTTAATGAATGCCAGAGGTATTCTGTTAGTGGAAAGATAGATACTGGTATATTAGCTGCTTTCTCAGACGTTGCTGTAAATGATCTCCTTAAAAATCTCAAAGAAAAAAACTTTTCGGAAGTTCGTAAGTGGGTTGTTTCCAACATGGATAATGAAACTTCTATGTTATTGCGTCGCATTTACGATAGCTTATATGGTGCCTTGGTCAGTAGCAGTATACCTGCTGCTGTCCTTATTATTGCAAAATATCAGTACCAAATTGCGTTCGTCGCAGATCAAGAAATTAATCTTCTGGCAGCGTTAACTGAAATCATGGTTGAGTGTGAATTTAAGTGATTCAAGTTTTAGAAAATCCCAAAACAGAAAACTATGAAAAATTTAAAAAGTTTGTTCTCTCAAATGAGTTTCCGTGGAGACATAATGTATCAACAAATATGCCTTTCTATAGTCATGTATTTTTACAGAGACCAGAACTGAACGGATATTCAGAATCTCATTCCAAATGGACTAATCAAAATCTTATTGTTATGAGTGAACTTGTGGATTATAATGGTCTATATAAAGATCTTCCATATTTTTTCTTGAGATCAAATGCAAATGCTACTCATCCTGATGCAGGGCATCAATACTCAGATCCACATATAGATCATCCACATACACCCCATTCTAATTTAATTGTTTATCTAACTGATACTGATGGAGAAACAATTGTGGAGAATAAGAAACATTCTCCAAAAGAAGATGATGTAATTCTTTTTACAGGAAAGCATTATATGAAAAGACCAAGCAAAGGTCGAAGAGTAATTTTAATTTCTACACTATTTGGAGAATACTAATGAACGTAAAACTAATCCGTATGTGGTCTGGCGAAGATGTAATCGCCAATCTTGTTAAAGAGGATTCTGAATCAATATCAATCACAGATCCAATTGTGGCAGTTCCTTCACAACAAGAAGGACAAATAGGATTTGCCCCTTGGTCTCCTTTACTTGAAAAGGATGAACTTGAAGTTGTTAAAAGGTATGTTGTATACATTGCAAATCCCCAAGAAGAGATTATCGAACAATATAACTTGATGTATGGTAAGATACAAAAACCTAGTAAAAAATTAATTCTGTAAATGGATCTTCAAAACAAAATCGATAGTGCTAAGACTAGGATTCTAGAATTAGAATCCCTCATAGGATATTGGGAAAAAGCGAAGAGTAGACAAGAAGAGAAAAATAAGGTAGAATAGAATATACAGAATAGTATACAAATGACTGTATCAAAAACAAAAGTAAAAGCACAAGTTAAATCAAGGTGGTATTACTATTTCTGGGGAACCGCAACCATTGCAGTTGTAACAGGACAAGTTTATGTTGGAAATGGTTTCCGTAGAATGGCAGACTCATTCGATGAATCGTTAAAAACTCCTCTACTGATTACTATACCTCAGTTAGAAGATTCTTCTCCATATCAATCTCCTAGAAATAGTGGAGGTTATCCTGTAATTCCAGATCGTAAAATATTAGGACAAATGGAGATTGAAGGATAAGCATTATGAAGATTGATACTCAAGGAATGTCATTTGGAACTGAAAAGAGTGGTGGTAAATCATTACAAGAACAACGTGATGCCATCCCACCTATGGTGGTTAATAAAATGAATCTTATATCGGACGCACTTAAAATAGAATTAAAACAACTCATCAATGAAGTCCTTGATGAAAGAAAATACATCATAATGCAAGAAGAACCTAAACCTGTTGGAGAGGAACAATAATATGCATCTTAATTTAGATCCTGATTTTACCTTTGGTATATCAATTGCAGTCATTACTGTTTTGTTAACAGCATATGGTGTATATAAAGGATTCTTTGCTAATGAAAATTTAACAGATCCTTGGGACGATCATGACGACTAAATCACACAAAACTCCACTTCGTTATCCTGGTGGCAAGTCTCGTGCTTGTACTAAGATGGATCAATACTTTCCAGATCTTAGAAATTATACTGAGTTTAGAGAACCTTTTTTAGGTGGTGGTAGTGTAGCAATTCATATTGCAAAAAAGTATCCCCATCTTAAAATTACAGTAAATGATTTATATGAACCATTATATAATTTTTGGATTCAGTTACAAACATTTGGAGACGAATTAACAGACGCTATAAAAGATTTTAAATCATCTTATCCAGAACCAGATTCAGCAAGAGAATTATTTGTTGAATCTAAAGAGTTGGTAAACGATAAAAGTATTAATAGTTTAGAACGTGCTGCTAGATTTTATGTTGTTAATAAGTGCTCTTTTAGTGGACTAACAGAAAGTTCTTCATTTTCCCAACAGGCATCTGTTTCTAATTTTTCATTGAGAGGTATTGAAAAGTTACCTGGTTATTCTGAAATAATATCTGGTTGGAATATAAATCAATATTCATATGAATATCTACTAAAGAATGATTTACATGATGGTATCTTTATATACTTAGATCCTCCATATGATATAAAAGATAATTTGTATGGTAAGAAAGGGGAAATGCATAAACGATTTGATCATGATCTATTCGCAAAAGATTGTCAAGATTCTAATATTGATATGATGATTAGTTATAATGCTAGTCAATTAGTTAAGGATCGTTTTGTTGACTCTAAATGGAATGCAGCTGAATTTGATATGACTTATACTATGAGATCTGTTGGAGAATATATGAGAGAACAAAAACAAAGAAAGGAGTTATTGTTAGTAAACTATAAAACAAATCAACCAAAACTGGAATTTAGTTTTGATGGGTGTTATAATTATGATAAATTAAAGAAAGAAGGTTACATTAACCAATAAAATAATTTCTATGTCAGAGTTTATTCAACGTCATATAGGACCCTCAGAAGAGGAGCAATTTAAAATGTTATCTGATTTGGGACTTAGTTCCATTGATGAACTTGTAAGACAAGTAGTTCCAGATTCTATCCTATTAAGAGGAGATAATAAATTACCTGATGGATGTAGTGAACACGAAGCACTAACAGAATTAAAAGAAGTTGCAGAAAGAAATGAAGTTAAAAGATCACTGATTGGGCAAGGATATTATGGAACAATAGTTCCACCTGTTATTCAACGCAATGTTTTAGAAAATCCTGCATGGTATACTTCTTACACTCCATATCAAGCAGAGATATCTCAAGGTAGATTAGAAGCATTATTTAATTTTCAAACATTAATCACAGAACTTACAGGATTACCTGTAGCAAATGCATCACTGTTAGATGAAGGAACTGCAGCTGCAGAAGCAATGATACTTGCTCATAGTGCTAGTAGTAAGAAAACTGATTTTGTAGTTGATGATAAAATATTTCCACAGACATTAAAAGTATTAGAAACGAGAGCAAAACCATTAGGTATTAATATAATTAAACTTGATTTGGATGATTCAATACCAATGGCATTCTTTGTTGATGCATTTGGGTTATTAGTTCAATTTCCAAATAATCATGGTAAGTTGAGACATCCTGATGGATTATTAAAATTAGCAGAAGTTTATAAATGTATGAAGATTGCTATCGTAGATCCTCTATGTCAGGTTTTAATGAAACCTGTAGCAGATATAGGTTTTGATATCGCAGTCGGCAGTATGCAACGATTTGGAGTGCCTATGGGGTATGGAGGACCTCATGCAGCATTCTTTGCAACCACTGAGAAATATAAACGAAAGATTCCTGGACGTATTGTAGGGCAGTCTCTAGACTCCCAAGGTAATAAAGCACTACGGCTAGCATTGCAAACAAGGGAACAACACATAAGACGAGACAAAGCAACATCCAATATATGCACTGCTCAAGCACTCCTCGCAAATATGGCAGGTTTTTATGCTGCTTACCACGGTGCGGAAGGTCTGAAAAGAATATCAAATAGAATATTAAGATATAGAGAGACGTTAAAAACAGCATTAAGATGGTGTAATAAGAATGTTGATGATTATGAGGGTTTTGATACTATCAGAGTAGAGACCGATATGGATTCTTTTATTTCTTTAAGTAAAAAATTCAATGCCAGATATGAAGATGGTTGGATGATTCTATCTATAGATGAACTTACCACATTATCTGAAATTAGTGAAATAGTACAAACTCAACTTGATTTTGATTCTAGATCAAGTACTATTAATCATGTGTTTGAAACCTGTAAAAGTTATGTATGGAAGGATATACCTACAAGAAAAAAGGATTGGTTAGAACAAGATGTATTCAATAAGTATCATAGCGAAACTAATATGATGAGATATATTAATGAATTAGTAGCAAAAGATTATTCATTGATACATGGTATGATGCCATTAGGTAGTTGTACTATGAAATTAAATGCAGCATCAGAACTGATGCCTGTATCATGGCCAGAGTTTGCAAACATACATCCATTTGTACCTAAAGATCAAGTAGAAGGATACGATATCATAATCAATGATCTAAAAGGATGGTTGTGCGAGATTACTGGATTTGATTCAATATCATTACAACCAAATGCAGGATCACAGGGAGAGTATGCAGGTTTGCTTGCAATACAAGAATATCATAAAAGTCGTGGAGATACAAAGAGAAACGTATGTTTAATTCCTACAAGTGCACATGGAACCAATCCTGCCAGTGCTATTATGGCAGGTATGAAAATTGTAGGTATTAAATGTGATGATGATGGAAATATTGATTTAGAAGATTTAGAGAAGAAAGCAATCATGAATACCTTTGAACTTGCTGCAATCATGATTACATATCCTTCTACTCATGGTGTCTTTGAACCTACTATTAAAGATATCTGTAGAATTGTTCATGAGAATGGAGGTCAGGTTTATCTTGATGGAGCAAATCTAAATGCACAAGTATGTCTAGCAAAACCATGTGAGTATGGTGCTGATGTATGCCATCTGAATTTGCATAAAACATTTTGTATCCCTCATGGTGGGGGCGGTCCAGGTGTTGGTCCTATTGGGGTTGCAAAACATTTGACACCTTTTGTTACACATCAGGTATCAGCAGCAGAGCAAGGTAGTGCATCTATACTACCTATCAGTTGGATGTATATTAGAATGATGGGTGCAGATGGATTAAGAAAAGCAAGTGAAATATCTCTTTTAAGTGCAAACTGGTTGTCTTACAAAATAGATCCATCCTTTAAAGTGCTATACAAAGCAGAGAATGGTCGTGTTGCACATGAATGTATTTTTGATTGTCGTACTCTTCCTGTTACCGCAGAAGATGTAGCAAAGAGACTTATGGATTATGGTTTTCATGCTCCTACTTTATCATGGCCAGTAGCAAATACTATGATGGTTGAACCAACTGAATCAGAATCATTAGATGAACTTCAAAGATTTGTAGATGCTATGGAAAAAATAAAAAGAGAGATATATACTATCCCAGATATTGTCAAGAATGCTCCACATACAGAATCAGAAGTATGTGGTCAATGGGATCATGCATATACAAGAGAGGAAGCAGTATTTCCTAATAACCCTAAACGTAAGTTCTGGCCAGCAGTTTCAAGAATTGATAATGTTTATGGAGATAGAAATCTTGTTTGTTCTTGTACAGTGGAGATTACTGCGTGATAGAGTTAGATTATGATCAATTGAAAATGTTAAAGAATCAATTATCTTTTTTAAGATCTTATATTCCATATCAAGAGAGAGGAGATGTGCCATTCCATTCAAAAATGTGGTATGATTATCATCAGGATCTATTAGATAAAGTTACACTTGAATTAAAAAAATATGAGCACTGAATTAAAAGACTGGTTAAATTCAATAAATCTATCAAAGAAAAATATAATAGACGAAGATCCATCTCTAGAAAAAGACTATCCTGCCTATATTATCAATCGTTGTTTCTCTGGTCATCTTGATGCAATTATGTTTGCAAATGAGATGAATATGAACCCTTTATTGCAAAAGAAGCTTCAATATGATTTTTTACTAAATACACTCAGAACTAAGAAGAGATACTCTCCTTGGCTCCGTAAAGATACGATCAAAGATCTTGACTTGGTAAAACGTTATTATGGTTATAGTAACGAAAAGGCAAAACAAGCTTTGAGAATTCTAACACAAGAACAACTTGATTTTATAAAATCTAAATTTGAAACTGGAGGAAAACGATGAGTGTTGTTAGAGAACCTGAAGTGACGTGGTCGCCAGAGAGGATGGTAGAAGTCTTACTCAATGAACCCGATGATTTTTTGAAAGTTAGAGAAACGTTGACTCGTATTGGAGTAGCATCGAGAAAAGAAAAGAAGATATATCAATCATGTCATATACTGCATAAGCAGGGAAGATATTACCTTGTTCATTTTAAAGAACTCTTTGCTCTTGATGGGAAACATGCTAACTTAACTTCCAATGATGTTCAAAGAAGAAATCGTATTGCACAACTTCTTGCTGATTGGGGGTTAGTTGGTATTGTAGATACTGATAGAATACAAGATATTGCACCTTTAAATCAAATTAAAGTATTAGCATATAAAGACAAAGGAGACTGGATACTTGAGACAAAATACAATATAGGCAGTAAGAAGAAAAAAGCAGAAGAAGTTTAAGTTAATAATTTCTTAAGGTTTATAGGGGTTGACACTTTCTTAATTTGTTGCTATATTATATTTGTTGGACGCAACATAGGGAGTGACTGAATAAACTTACTGGCAATCGCTGGTTAAGGTGATGAGACACAGGTGGTGCTGCTGCGAAAGCAGAATCGATTTACCAATCGGGTCTCAGGCAAGGATGTATTTACTCTGTAGTAATGCCCATTCTTTGTTGGTACACAGGAATCCAACCTCCCCCCTTTTTTAGACCTAAGATGCAACTCTACGAGTGGGCAGATGGTCTTATTTTTTTTTATATGGAGTAAATGAAAAGATATATTTTTGATGTTGATGGTACTCTAACACCAAGCAGACAAGTAATCGAATCTGATTTTTTAAGTTATCTTTTGGCATTCGCTTCAAATTGCCAAATGTATATTGTTACAGGTAGCGATAAAGATAAGACAATAGAACAACTTGGAGAAGAACTTTGTAATAAGTGTCAACGAGTTTATAATTGTTCTGGTAGCGATGTATATGAACAGAGTAATAATGTTTATAGATCCGATTGGGTATTACCAGAGGAAGTAAAATCATTTTTACAAGACGAATTAGATCATAGTCAGTTTCCAATAAGAACTGGTAAACATATTGAAACAAGACCTGGCGGAATTAATTTTAGTATTCTTGGTAGAGGAGAAAATGATTTAGATGAAAGGCAAATGTATGTCGAACATGATCATGTTACTAATGAGAGAGCAGATATTGCAAATAGATTAAAAGATAGATTCCCAGAACTAAATGTTCAGATAGGAGGTCAAACTGGTCTTGATATATCAAATGTAGATAAGAGTCAGATACTCAGAGATTTTGATTCTAGTGATGAGATACATTTCTTTGGAGATATGATGCACGAGGGAGAGAACGATTATCCTTTAGCAAAAGCAGTCAAAGATATGGGTGGTTATGCATACCATGTAAAGGATCATAGAGATACCTTTTTAAGATTAATGGAGTTATAAAATGCAAAGAATTATTTTTCGTATAGACCAAGACGGTAATGTTACTGAAGAAGTTCAAGGAGTAACAAATGATACTTGTATAGATATTACAAAAGAAATAGAAGATACTCTAGGTAATGTTAAGTCTAGAGAATTAAAACCAGAATATTATCAGAAACAAAATGTCTCACTTCACCAACATCAAAACGAAACTGAAGGATAAAGATTTTTTAATCAAAGCATTGCATAGTATTGGATATACTGGAACAGAAAATGTATTGTTGAAAAATCCTTCTAATCATCAACACGAAGAAGTTCAAGTTGAAATAGGAGTAACTAAGTATGATACAAGTCTGGAAGTAATGAGACCTATGACAGCTGGATTCAAGATTAATGATGATGGAGTATTTGAATTAGTTACTGAAGTTGATACTTGGCACGAAACATTTCCTATAGAAAGATTCTTACAAAAAGTAACTCAGGCATATGCAAAATGTGCTGTAGTAGAAACCGCACAGGCAAAAGGATTTAATGTAACAACCGAACAGAAAGATGTTGATAATACCATAGAAATAGTGATGGAAAAGTGGTAGTGTATTGTTAAATAATTGAGAATGCCGAAAGGATTCACAATTTACACTCGCTTACTTAAGGAGAAACATGGGCAACATACAAAGGTATACTGCAAGTAATCTTTCAGAATTAATGGATAAGATTACAAAGAACAGTATTGGACTAGACGATTATATCAATCAGGTCTGGGGAACAACAGCACAAACTTACCCACCATACAATATTGTGCAACATAGCAATCATGAATCAAGTTTAGAGATTGCACTAGCAGGATTTAAAAAGAAAGAAGTTAAAGTTTACACCGAACATGGTAAACTGCATGTAGAAGGTAAGAAAGACGAAAAGAAAGAGTCTGAATATGTACATCGTGGTATGGCACAAAGATCATTTGAAAGATCTTGGCAACTATCTGATGATGTAGAGATCACAAAAGTTACTTTTGAAGATGGTCTTCTTACTGTTGAATTAGGTAAGATAGTTCCAGAGCATCATGCTCGTAAAGAGTACCTCTAAATAAAAATATAAAGGGATCTTGACGATCCCTTTTTTTATGCTATAATATATTTGTCAGAGAAATACTGGCTGCGGTTATCCCCTTTGGTAGGTTCAGGATAAGCGGCTATAGGAATCTACCATCTTAATTAACATCAAAAAATGTCAATCAAACTAGTCTTATTAAAATCAGGAGATCAGATAATCTCTGATGCAAAAGAGTTAGTAATGGGCGAAGATGATAAGCAACAAAAGATTGTAGGATATCTTCTTACTAATCCTTTTAAAATTATTAGTCAAAAACCCCTTCTTCTAACGGAAGATGTACAAACTAATGATGCTTCAGTTGAGATTACTTTATCTCCTTGGATTCTTTTGTCTGCTGATAAATCGATTCCAATTAAACCAGATTGGGTAGTAACTGTTGTTGAACCATTAGAATCTGTTAAAAAAATGTATGAGGATCGATTAAATGAGCTCGCAAAACAAGAAAGTAAAGGGACTTCTACTGAAAGTTGATAATGTCGTCATCTGTGAAGTAGAAGAAATTCAAGCAGAATTGGGAGAACCTGATTGTAAAATAAAAAATCCATATCAATATGATAAGGATGCGGGTCTAACACCTTGGCCAGATTTTGCAGGGCAAACTGAGATGATGCTTAGATCAGATGATATACTAACAATGGTAGAACCCAAACAAGAAATTATTGATCAGTATCTTGAACTAACAAAATAATGCGTTTTTATACTAACGTCCAGATGGTTGGAGACAACTTCTTAGTTCGTGGTTACGAGAATGGAAAACATTTCGCAATCAGAGAGAAGTTTTATCCAACCCTTTTTGTTCCCTCTAAAAAAAGAACAAAACAAAAAACACTGGATGGTGACTATGTTGAATCTGTAGAACCTGGTACTGTTCGCGATTGTCGTGAATTTATCAAGAAGTATGATGGTGTTGAAAATTTTAATATCTATGGAAATGATAGATACATCTATCAATACATTTCAGAGAAATATCCAGAAGCAGAAATAAAGTTTGATATTAGTAAAATTAAATTATTCTCATTGGATATTGAGGTTAAGTCTGAGAATGGATTCCCAGATGTAGAATCTGCATCTCAAGAAATATTATTAATTACAATACAAGATTATACGACTAAAAAGATTATTACTTGGGGGCAAGGTCCTTTTAATAATACACAAGAGAACGTAACATATAAACAATTTGGTTCAGAGTATGAACTTCTAAATGCATTCATTAATTGGTGGATGATAGAAGAAAATACACCAGAGGTTGTTACTGGTTGGAATATTCAACTATATGATATTCCATATATCTGTCGTAGATTAGATCGTGTATTGGGTGAGAAACTAATGAAACGTTTTTCTCCTTGGGGTTTAGTAACAGAAGATGAGGTTTATATTCAAGGTCGTAAAAATATTTCATATGATGTGGGTGGTATAACTCAACTTGATTATTTGGATCTTTATAAGAAGTTTACTTATACTAATCAAGAATCATATAGATTAGATCATATTGCTAGTGTAGAACTTGGACAAAAGAAACTTGACCACTCAGAGTTTGATACATTCAAAGACTTCTATACAAAAGGTTGGCAGAAGTTTGTAGAATACAATATCATTGACGTGGAACTTGTTGACAGATTAGAAGACAAGATGAAACTTATTGAGCTTGCTGTTACAATGGCACTCGACGCAAAGGTAAACTTTGTAGATGTTTTTTATCAAGTTCGTATGTGGGATACTATCATATACAATTATCTTAAACAAAGAAATATTGTAATTCCTCCAAAAGCAAGATCAGATAAAGATGCAAAGTATGCAGGTGCATATGTTAAAGAACCAATACCTGGTAAGTATGATTGGGTGGTTTCATTTGACTTGAATAGTCTATACCCACACTTGATCATGCAATATAATATTTCACCAGAAACTTTATTAGATCAAAGACACCCATCGGTTACAGTTGATAAGATACTTGATGAAGATATAAACTTTGAACTGTACAAAGATAGTGCTGTTTGTGCAAATGGTGCAATGTATCGAAAGGACGTTCGTGGATTCTTACCAGAGATTATGGAAAAGATATACAAAGATCGAACAGTTTATAAAAAGAAAATGATTGTTGCAAAACAACAATACCAAAAAACTCCTACTAAAACTCTTGAAAAGGAAATTGCAAGATGTAATAATATCCAGATGGCAAGAAAGATTCAACTCAACTCTGCCTATGGTGCGATTGGTAATCAATACTTCCGATATTATAAATTAGCAAATGCGGAAGCAATTACCTTATCAGGGCAGGTTTCTATTCGTTGGATAGAAAACCGCATGAACATATACCTAAACAAATTACTAAAAACGGAGAATGAAGATTATGTTATTGCTTCAGATACTGATTCTATCTATCTTAACCTTGGTCCTTTGGTGGAACGTGTATACGAGGGCAGAGAGAAAACTACTGAGGGCATTGTTTCGTTCCTTAATAAGATCTGTGAGGTGGAACTTGAAAAATATATTACGAATTCTTATGAAACGTTGGCCAACTACGTAAATGCATATGATCAAAAGATGTTCATGAAAAGGGAGAATATCGCAGAACGTGGAATATGGACAGCAAAGAAAAGATATATTTTAAATGTGTGGGACAGCGAAGGAGTAAGATATGAAGAACCAAAACTCAAGATGATGGGTATTGAAGCAGTTAAATCATCTACACCTGCACCTTGTCGCAAAATGATTAAAGACGCACTTAAATTAATGATGAGTGGCACTGAAGATGAAGTTATAGATTTTATTGAAAATGCTAGAAAGGAATTTAGATCTCTCCCACCAGAACAGATTGCATTTCCCCGAACTGCTTCTAATATCAGGAAGTATAAATCATCATCTGACATTTATGTAAAAGGAACTCCTATACATATACGGGGTGCATTACTGTTTAACTTTTATCTTAAGAAGAAAAAGTTGACGAATAAGTATTCTGCTATTGAAAATGGAGAGAAGGTTAAGTTCCTCTATTTAAAGAAACCAAATATCATACAAGAGAATGTATTATCATTCATTCAAGATTTCCCTACGGAGTTTGGTTTATCGCAATATATTGATTATGAATTACAATTTGAAAAAAGTTTTGTATATCCTTTAAAAGCAATTTTGGATGCGATTGGTTGGGAAGTCGAAAAGAAAATTACCTTAGAATCATTTTTTTCCTAATGGATTTACCTATTAATGACAAAGATTTAGAAACAATCGTAAATGCACTTTCTCTTGGAGGAGATGCAAGATTGTATCATCTATTGAAAGAAGTAAAAGAAGTCAGAGATTTAAATCCTGATGGACCTTATAAGAGAATACTAAGAGATAAAGGGTATGTAATCTAATGTTTTTTGATAAAGTGAGTTTAGTTACTGGTGGATTTGATCCTATTCACAGTGGACATATAGCATATTTTAAAAGAGCTAAAGATCTTTCTAATTATTTGGTTGTTGGTCTTAACAGCAATGAATGGTTAACCAGAAAGAAAAATCAATATTTTCAATCGTGGGCAGAAAGAGCAGATATTATTAGACATCTTGATATGGTAGATGCTGTCGTCTCTTGGGATGATAGTGATGAATCTGCCTGTGGTGCTATTGCTAAGTGTTTAGATATTTCTAACACAGTTGTTTTTTGCAATGGTGGAGATAGAAAGAAAGGAAACACACCTGAGATTGAAGGTTTTGGAAATGATTCTAGAGTTCAATTTGAATTTGGGATTGGTGGTGAAGATAAAATGAATAGTAGTTCATGGATACTTCATGGTTATTTTGAAAGACAACGTAAATTATTAGGAATATGAAAGAAGAACTTCTAAGTTTAATTAAAGAGAAAGGTTATCGTAAAGGTGAGTTTACTCTTTCTTCTGGTAAAAAATCAGAACATTATGTAAACTGTAAACCAGTTATATTAAGTGCTCGTGGATTAACTCTTGCTTCTATTATGTTACTAGAACATGTAAATACACCAGTGGTAGCAGGACTTACTCTTGGAGCTGATCCTTTAGTATCTGGAGTAGCAGTTGTATCTGGATTAGATAATAGAATTGTTGATGCACTTATAGTTCGTAAAGAATCAAAAGGACATGGTACTGATGAATATATTGAAGGTCCCACATTCCCAGAGGGAACTGAAGTAACTGTCCTTGAAGATGTAGTAACTACAGGAGGTTCATCTATCAAAGCAGTAAAACGTTTGAGAGATGCAGGTTACGTTGTAAAACGTATAGTTTCTATAGTTGACAGACAAGAAAATGCAGAAGCAACTATAGCATTTAAATCAGAAAATTTAGAATATTATAGTATATTTTTACTTGAGGAAATTTATGATTAAATCATTTGGATTATTGATTCTAAGAATATCAATAGGAACTATGCTGATTCATCATGGTTATGAAAAAACAGCAGACATACAGAATTTTGCTGATGCATTTGTAAGACCTATCGGATTACCATTTCCAATAATATCATCATACATAGCAGCATACTCTGAGATCTATGGTAGTTGGTTATTAATTCTTGGATTGTTCACCAGGTTTGGTGCATTAGCAGTCGTAGGAACTATAACAGTTGCAATATATCATGCTATCGCTACAGCAGGTTTTAACATATATCTTTTAGAACTTCTTGTGCTATACTTTGGGGGAGCATTCTGTGTCTTATGCTATGGTGGAGGAGACTTTGCTCTTGATAGACTTCTTAGTAAGTTTAGAATAAAATTTAATAGACCACATTTACCTTTTGAATAATGAATTGTTGGCATTGTAATACCGAATTAATTTGGGGTGGAGACCATGATCTTGACGATTATGAAGAAATGGAGTATGATATAGTCACAAACTTATCATGCCCAACTTGTGAATCTTATGTTGAAGTCTATCATAAGATAGAAAAATAAATTATGACATCTCATTATGGAGTTAATCTTTGGGAACCATTATTAACTCAAATTGATGTAGTTGATAATTTTTTACCTCCAGAAGAATTCATTCAAGTACATAAATGGTTTACACATGAATTACATTGGTTTTATAATCCATATGTAAATAAGGAAGGAGATCATCCCGATGATTATCAATTCCAACATGTGTTCTTACTTCCAGATCGTGGAGTTGTATCAAACTACATGTCTTACTTACAACCCTTTATGGGAAGAATACCTGCTTCTGAGTGGATAAGAGTTAAAGCAAATCTAAGAACAAAATCTGATGAAGTAAGAGTGGGAGGATTTCATATAGACTATGAAGATTGTACTACTTCTATATTTTATTTTAATGATAATGATGGACAGACATCTTTTGAATCTGGTGGATATGTGAAAAGTGTTGCAAATCGTTTAATTACTTTTCCATCCAATATAAGACATTCAGGTTCAACATGCACTGACGAAAAAGCACGTTTTGTGCTAAACTTAAATTATAAGGCAGCAACTTAATTATGGATTTTTTAAAAGAGATAGTAAAAGAGATAGGAGATGAATATACGCAGCTTGCGTCAGAGATTGATGAAACTGAAAGATTCATTGACACAGGATCCTACATTTTTAATGGACTCATTAGTGGGTCTATTTTTGGCGGGGTTTCTAGCAATCGCATTACTGCTATCGCTGGTGAGTCGAGCACTGGTAAAACTTTTTTCTCTCTTGCTGTTGTCAAGAACTTTTTGGACACTAACCCTGATGGGTATTGTCTCTATTTTGACACTGAAGCAGCAGTCAATAAAGGATTACTGGAGTCTCGTGGAGTTGATACGACACGGTTGGTTGTTGTGAATGTCGTAACAATAGAAGAGTTTAGAAGCAAAGCACTGAGAGCAGTAGATATATACCTTAAGACATCTGAAGAGGATCGCAAACCTTGTATGTTTGTGTTAGACTCTTTAGGTATGCTCTCAACAGAAAAAGAAATAAGAGATGCATTAGATGATAAACAAGTAAGAGATATGACCAAATCTCAACTTGTCAAGGGAGCATTTCGTATGCTAACATTAAAACTTGGTCAAGCAAATATTCCACTTATAGTTACAAATCACACTTACGATGTTATCGGATCTTATGTCCCAACTAAAGAAATGGGAGGGGGCAGTGGCCTCAAGTATGCCGCGTCTACAATCATTTATCTCGGCAAAAAAAAGGAAAAGGATAAGACAGAGGTTGTTGGAAACATTATTAAAGCTAAGACGGCTAAATCAAGACTCAGCAAAGAAAACCAACAAGTCGAAATAAGACTCTATTACGATGAAAGAGGTTTAGACAGATACTACGGTCTTCTTGAGTTAGGAGAACTTGGTGGTATGTGGAAGAATGTGGCAGGTAGATATGAAATGAATGGTAAAAAAATATATGGTAAAGAGATATTAAAGAATCCGACAGAATACTTTACTGATGATATAATGAAACAATTAGACACTATTGCTCAGAAACAGTTTTCTTATGGAACGGATTGAGACTACGATTCTTCGGAATCTAATATATGATGAAAAATTTTCCCGTAAAGCAATTGCTTTCATTCAACTTGATTATTTTGAGCAGAGATCTGAAAGAGTTATTTTTGAGGAAATAAGTAAGTTTATTATTAAGTATGGAAATGCTATTACTATTGAAGCATTAGCAATTCAGTTAGAAGATAGAGATGATTTAAATGAGAATGAAATAAAAGAATCTAGAGAAATCGTATCTCTATTCAACGATGATTCAGTAGATAGTGAATGGTTGTTTGATACAACTGAAAAATGGTGTAGAGATCGTGCTATATACTTAGCATTAATGGAATCTATTTCTCTAGCAGATGGAAAAGATGACTCTAAAGGAAGGGATGCTATTCCTGGTATTCTCTCTGACGCTCTGGCTGTTTCTTTCGATAATCATATAGGACACGATTACTTACAAGATTATGAAGAGAGATTTGAATCTTATCATAGAAAGGAAGAAAGAATTGAATTCGACCTCGACCTTTTCAATAAGATTACGAAGGGTGGCATTCCAAATAAAACACTCAATATTGCTCTCGCTGGTACTGGTGTTGGTAAGTCTTTGTTTATGTGTCATGTCGCAAGTAGTGTGTTACTCCAAGGCAAGAACGTATTATACATCACGCTTGAGATGGCTGAGGAGAAAATTGCTGAAAGAATTGATGCTAATCTTTTAAATGTTAATATACAATCTATTACTGATTTACCCAAACCTATGTTTGATAAAAAGGTAAACAAACTTAGAGAAAAAACTCAAGGAAATTTAATAATAAAAGAATATCCAACTGCATCCGCACACTCAGGACATTTTAAAGCATTATTAAATGAACTTGCATTGAAAAAATCTTTTAAACCTGATATTATTTTTATAGACTATCTAAACATATGTGCATCATCACGTTACAAAGCAGGATCTAATGTCAATTCGTACTCTTATATCAAAGCGATTGCCGAAGAACTTCGTGGACTTGCTGTTGAAACAAATGTCCCAATTCTTTCGGCTACTCAGACTACTCGTTCTGGTTACGGTTCTAGCGACGTTGATCTTACCGATACATCTGAATCCTTCGGTCTTCCCGCTACTGCTGATCTCATGTTTGCTCTTATATCGACGGAAGAATTAGAAGGTTTGAATCAAATTATGGTTAAACAATTAAAGAATAGATATAACGATCCTACAATATACAAACGATTTGTTATTGGTATTGATCGTGCAAAGATGAGATTATATGATTGCGAACAGAAAGCACAAGAGGATATCATTGACAATGGACAAGAAGACGAGTATAATAAAGAGGATAAAATTCCTAAAAAATCTTTCGCGGAGTTTAAATTTTAATGGTATTACCTGATCATTTTTATCCTTACTGGTCTGTATATGATGGTGTGGGAGAAAAGTATTGTGATTGTAGTCATGAAAAATATGCAATAAGAACTCTTGAATTGCATGAAGGGGAGGGTTTTACTTACAGACAAGTAAATCAACCTAAACCACTACCACCAGAGATTATTGATGTCTCTGCTCAAAGAGAAAAAGAGTTATCAGGACAACAAGGATTGCCAGAAGCAAAAAAAAGACTTCCTTTTGAACCTGTATATTGTGTAGAAGAACTACCGCAAAGTAATTTACAAAGTTTGTAACTATGAATGAAAAAAAAGTTGATCTCGATAAGTACGCTATATTCGTGGATGGTGTCACATCCGATTCCAGTAAGGATTATCAATGCTTTATTGAGAGTATTAGTTCCCTTGACGGAAAAGGTGCCAATATTCACAGGCTCCTTACTGCTGCTGTTGGGATTAGTGCTGAAGGTGGTGAGTTTATGGAAATCGTCAAGAAGATGGTTTTCCAAGGTAAGCCTTGGAACGACGACAATCGAGAACATCTTATTATTGAGTTGGGTGACGTTATGTGGTACGTAATGCAAGCATGTGCAGCACTTGAAGTATCACTTGATGATGTAATAGAAGGTAACGTAAATAAGTTGAAGAAGAGATATCCTGGTGGGGACTTTGATGTATATCATTCAGAAAATAGGGCAGCAGATGATAGATGATAGAAATAAGAGATGACTTTCTACCAACGAATGTCTTTGAACAATTAAAGAAAGATATAGTTTATAATGAATCTTTTCCTTGGTTCTTAAATAAAGTTTTAGATATATCAACTGAAGGTAGTTATATCGGAAGAACTAATTGTCCAGATGAAGATAATAGACAATTTTGTTATTTGTTTTATAAAACTGATCAAGATAAATTATCTACCCGCCCACATATGGGTAGAGAACTTGATAAAGTAGTTCCTTTGATTCAGAATTATGAGTTTTCTCATGATCAAAAATATTACCTACTTCATGTAAAAGCAAATCTCAATGTAAGAGCTCTAGAAAATTTAGAACATGGATTTCATAGAGATCATCCTTGGAGAGGAAAAACCTCTGTATTTTACCTAAATGATAATGATGGATATACTAAATTTCAAAATGGGCAAGTAGTAGAAAGCAAAGCAAATAGAGCAGTTATATTTGATAGTCCAGAATTGCATACAGGATCAACTCCAACAGATGTATATGCCAGATATGTTATAAATTTGAATTGGGTTGAAGATGGTAGTCCACAAATTGTTGCCGATGATATGCCACTTACTCAAAAATTAATTGCAGAAAAGACGACTAAATAGTGAATGATGTGCTATAATTAGTTTATAAACATATTCACCATGCAGAATAAACAGATTCCTGCAGACGCTCAAGATACTTTTAATAAGATTAAAGAGTCTCTTAAAGGAGAAAATTATACTTACGAATCCTATGATGTAATGAAAGTTGCGGACACTGATAGGGGAAAGATAAGAGTTGCTATGAAAGTTTATGTTCCTCAAGCAGAGAGAGTAACTGCAGCTACAAATATACAGGAAGCATTAGGGGAAGTAGATATAACAGTTACCGTAAAAGACGAAACTCAATTAGACGTTATGATAGATGATTTAGGTAGAAAAATTAGACTTGATGTAAAACCAGATAGTAAAAAAGGATCTGGTGGTGGTTCTGAAGCAACTCGTATTCAAGAAGGAGCACAATGTGTGTATACTGCTATAAGATTTTACAAAGGACCGATAGATCAAGTATCTGAAGAAGATTTGCAATTTGGTATGAAACTGGTAGATGTACCAGGTCTGAAAATAAAAGAAATACAGGGTTTACCAAAAGTTTGGAAAGAATCTTCTATGAGAGGTGCTGATAAGATTTTAGATGGAATTACAGAACTTGGTAGACCGAAGGAATATGAATTTGTAAGAGGAGATACTTCAATTGATGATGGTGCAATAAAGCAAGCATTTCTTAGAGTAAAGAAACAAACTAATATAAAATCAGAAGACAAATGGAATCCTGCTGATATATGGTTAGTAAGAAAAAGGAAAAAAGCAGATATTATTAAACATTTAAACAAAGAAACTACCATTGATTGTTTGAACAATGCTATTCAACAGTTATTAGGTAAGGGAGATCTAATAGGAATATCTCTTAAAAAAATTGAAGGAAGTCCTAGACTTAAATTATTAAATGATACTTCTTCTGCTGTAAGAAGACAAAATGAAGCATCATATTATGCAAAGTATGATTTAACTTTTGACAATAAACAAAAGAATGAAGATAAAAGATATCCAATGGACTGTTACTTCATGTATTCTTCATCAGGAACTAAACAAAATGGTAGTATACAGGTAAGAAACTTCGCAGGTGCATTTAAAGGAGACTGGAAATTAGAAGTAAAAGGAGTAGCTGCAGCACAGGGTAAAATACAAGGAGAAGTTACTAGAAGACTTTTAAGTGAAGCAGGATATAATATTAAAGGATTTACAGAACCTCTATTTTCTTCATGTAAACCACTAGGAGAAAGAGGTTATAACGCATCTATAACAACAGAGATATATAATCTACTGGAAAAATATGATGCAAAAGGATTTGTAGCAGGAGAAGAAACTATGAATATAATTGCTACTCGAAGTCAATCATATAGGTATAGTAAACTTGCCTCTTTAAGAATGCTTAATTGGTTTGAAAGTTTAAAAAAAGAAAATGCTGATCAAGCAATGAAAGAAATTTATCTATACGCATCATCTCAATCTGATAAGTCTTCTGTATATTATAAATTAGAATAATGAAAGAATACGTTGATCAATTATTAAAAGGATTTGATGGAGATTATCTAGATTTTTGTAAATATGTTTACAAAGTTTTAGAAGATCCTAAATATAAACGAATGCAACTTGGTATTTTCCAATATATTGCCAGTAATGAGAAAGCAATATCAAAGCAATTAAAAAAATCTAAGTAATGAAAAGTTTTTTAAATTTTATATCTGAAGCAACCGCATCTCAGCAAGCAGCCAGACTTGGACTTGTTGGGGATGGTCATGGTGGATGGTATGATAAAAAAACTGGTGAGTTTACTGCAAAGACGGAGAAGGGTAGATTAAAGTTTTATAATAAAAGACAATCAATTGGTGGTAAAGATCCAGAACAAACAGAAAAAGAAAAGAATATATCAGATCCTAATTTTGTAGATCCAAAATTAAAACAACAAGCACAACCTGCTCAACAGGCACAACCAGAACCAGAACAACCAGTAGGTCCTCCAGACGTACCTAAGACAAAAGGAACTTTAACTCTTGCTTTTGGTAGATTCAATCCTCCTACTATAGGACATGAACAATTAATGAATGTTGCTTCTGATGCTGCAAGTCAGGATGAAGATGGAGATTATTTAATTTTCCCATCCAGAACTCAAGATAAAAAGAAAAATCCTTTAGATCCAGATACTAAAATTGCATATATGCAAAGAATGTATCCTACACATGCAAAGAATATTGTTAATAATCCAGAAACAAAAACTATTTTTGATGTATTAAAACAAGCTCATAATGATGGATATACTAATGTAAGAATTATTGGTGGAGCAGATAGAGTAAAAGAGTTTGATAAATTGTCTGGAAATTATAATGGTAAATTATATGCTTTTGATAATATTGAAGTAGTTTCTTCTGGAGACAGAGATCCTGATGCCAAGGGTGTAGAAGGAATGTCTGCTTCTAGAATGAGACTTGCTGCTGCAGAAAGTGATTTTAAAACTTTTAGAGAAGGTCTTCCTAAAGATTTAAAACGTTCTGATGCAAGAGAGTTATTTGATGTTTTACGTGGTGCAATGCAAGTTAAAGAAGGTTGGGACATTTGGCAGATTGCTCCTAAGTTTGATTGGAAGAACTTACGTGAGAACTACATTACAGAAAAAGTTTTTAGAGTAAATCAAATAGTTGAGAATCTCAATACTGGATTAATTGGTAAAATTATCCGTAGAGGTGCTAATCATTTAATTTGTGTAACTGAAGATAAGATCATGTTTAAATCATGGATAAAAGATGTTTCTGAAGCAATTGTTAATGGCACTACACAGTCTGGTGTACCATCAGATCAAAGATTAGTTGGGACAGATGCACACCGTAAATACGTTCAAACTATGGTGCCTGGATCAGACGGGGCAAAAAGTTTCATAAATAAGTATAGAAAAAAGTAAGTAGAGTTACACTTATCAAAATGACCAAGAATATTGTTGAGGATCTTCCTACCAGAAAACACCCTGTGGCACAGGGAACTGACAATAAATCTGGAGCAGAAAAACCTCAAGATCCTGAGAAAAAAGTAAAACAAGCCGTGTATGATATTAGATATCGTGCAAGGAGAGAAGATGTTCCTTTGAGAACTGCTTATTCTCAGTATATGAGTAATAGTGGATTAGGTGGTAACGAAAGAACTATCGTTAAGAAAAAGTTATTTGGGGATGGTCCAATGAAAGAAAATTTTGTTTCAGATGTAGAAAGTAATGCAAGAGAAGCCGTAGCAAATACTTTGGTTAAAATTTTTGTTGGTGAAGACCTAACAACTCCTAAGAAATATAAGGTAAGAGTAACTGATAAGTCTGGTAAGAGTTATGTTCGTATGGCAGATCGTGCTAAGATCACTGAATTACGTGGTAATTCTAATATTGAATCTGTTGAAATGACTGAATACGGAACACCATATGAAGGTGAAAGAAAGAAAGGTACTCAAACTGCAAAAGCAAAGGGTGGTGGATTAGATCCAGTTGGTAAAGAAGATGGAGATGTGGATAACGATGGAGATAAAGATAGTTCTGATTCTTATCTTATGAAACGTCGTAAGGCAATTGGAAAAGCAATGGCAAAGGAAGAATTTATTGCTGATGCTGTTGAAGATGAAGATGGTAGAAAAAAATTAGATATTATGAAAGGTAAGAAAAATAAGATAAAAATTCTTACTAAATCAAAAACTGGAACATATGATGAAGCAGTAGTATCTCGTTTTAGATCTGTTTTAGCAGAAGAGGATAAAGTAGAAGATAAAAAGAAAGAAGAAAAAGAAGTAGATCCTAGAGGAATGAAGACTGCAATTAGTCTTTATAAGAATAAACTTCGTGCTATGGGTATGAAGATGGAACACCATCAAAAAGATAAAGATGGTAATACGATTCCTCATGAGGGAGAAGAAATTAATGAAGTACTAGGTCAATTGGTGGGTGGAGTAGCTGGTACTGCACTATCTGGAAAACTTGCAGGAGTTGGTATTAAAAATGCAATAGCACAAAAAGCAATCGGTGGTGCAGTAGGTTCAGCAGCTGGTGAAGTACTTGATCCATTTAAAAAAGGAAAAGATAAGAATCCAGTAGCAGCAGCTGCAGGTGGTGCAGTAGGTGGTGCTGTAGCAGGTGGTGCAATTGGAAAGGCAGGAAAGGCACTTACTAAAAAATTCCCTGAAACAATGGGAAAATTAAGTAAAGGAGTTACAACGAAAAAACCACAAGGTATCATGGCTTCAAAAGAAGTTGAAATGAAACCTGAAGATAAAACTCTTGAGGAAGCAGAAAGAACTCTTGCTTCTAGAATGGATAGGAAGAGTAAACTTTACGACAAAACAGTCAAGAAGGCAATGAATTTTGCCAGAGATGAGGGTGAAGCATCTGGTCATGCAAGATTTAATATGAGTAGACTTGGTAGAGAGAAAGATAAACTTGCTGCGAAAAGAAGAGAAGCAAATGAAAGTGTGAGTGAAGGTATGGCTACTCCTGAGTCAGGAACTGGTAAGTACTATAATGAAAAGAAACCTACTGATATGCAACTTGCTAAGAGGAAAAAGATGGAAACGGTTAAGTCTTTAACTAATCAAGGAAAGCATAAAGAAGCAAGTGCAATGTATAAGGAAGATAAGTATATTTCAGGTTTTAGGAACAAACTAAACAATATTAAGTAAGATACATGTCTAAGTATTCAGAATTCATTTCCTCATATGATGGATGGTTTGAATATCAGAAGTATGAAGGCATTCTACCTGGCGAGTTGCCATACGAAAAAAAAGAATTTCCCCCAGAATTGATGGAAGTTCCTACGTCTATGAAAAAATATGAGGCTCCTGATAAACCAGAAGATAAAAAAGTTACGTTACATGATATATTGTATGCGTTAGCTACACGATATGAATCCAAAGGAGGATCTGAAAATGTCATACCCTATGGATGAAGCAGCAAATCTAGCACAGCAAGCTGCAATTGCTATAAATATGAAGAAGAAAGGTAAAAAACCTAAAAGAATGAATGAAGGTTCGCTACATAAGTGGTTCAAAGGATCCAAATCCAAAGACGGAAAAGGTGGTTGGGTTAATGTAGTTACAGGGGGAACATGTGCAAGTGATGAACCTGGTGAGGGTACACCTAAATGCGTATCATCTTCAAAACGAGCAAGCATGAGTAAAAAGGAAAGACTCTCTGCTTCTAGAAGAAAGAAAAAAGCAGATCCTGGTCAACAATCAAAAACTGGTGCTGCAAAACCAACATACGTTTCAACTGATAAAAAGAAGAAAATGACAGAGGAATTAGAGTATATTGATCTACCACTTGAAGTAGAGATTCCAAACAGCGAATCAAAATTTAATTTAGGACTTATGTTCCGCGAAAGTTTAGATATTGATAAGGGAATGCTTTTTATATTTGAAGAAGTTGGACAACATTCTTTCCATATGAAAAATACTCGTATACCACTAGATGTTGCATTTGTAAAAGAAGACGGAACTATTGAAAGTATCAAAGAATTAAACCCACATACACTTCTACCAGTATCTTCAGATGGGGAAGTATTATTTGCAATCGAAGCAAATCGTGGTTGGTTTATAGAAAACAATGTAGAAGTTGGAGATGAAATAGTATTAGGAGAAGCAAAAGATAAGAAAGGTAAAGGTAGTGGATCTAAAGATGCTTGCTATCATAAAGTTAAATCAAGATATTCAGTTTGGCCAAGTGCATATGCATCAGGTGCTTTAGTTAAGTGTCGTAAGGTTGGTGCTGCAAACTGGGGTAATAAATCAGAAAGTTATGAGATAAATCCAGTAGCACACAAGGCAGCACAAAAGAAATCAAAGATGCGTAACCTTGCAATAGGTAATACTAATCCTAATGAAAAGGCAGCAGCAGAGAAGAAAGCAGGTGGACCAAAATTAATAGGTGAGGAAGGGTATGATGTTGCAAGAGATCAAGGAAGGGTAAGTCCATCTAAAGACAAGAAAGATGCAACTACAATGCCACCAAGTGCAGAAATGAAAAAGACACAGAAGGTAAACAAAGGTCCTTCTGCTCTTGATCGTGTTAAAGCAAAGTATGGTAAGTCTGTGATGAAAATGGGAGAGGAATTAGATAGTAAGGATAAACCATTTGTAAAAGACTTAGTTAAGAAACTAAGAGGTGGTTCTAAAACACATGCAAAACAAGCAGACGATTTAGAAAAAGCAGTAAATGAAGATATAAAAAGAGATGAGTATGGAGATCCAGTAGGAGGTCCTAAAATCTCAAAGAAACAGAAAGCAAAAAATCTTGCATCAAATACACCTGATGAGCAACATACTACAACTACTTCAGAAGAAAAACTTGATGAAAAGTGTTGGCCAGGTTATGAAAAGAAAGGTATGAAAACTATGTTTGGTAAGAGATATCCAAACTGTGTAAAGAAAAAAGTTAAAAAAGAAGAGTATTCAGACTGGAGACATGAGATTGAGACACAATCTTTACAAGAATATAGTACTCTGGTTAGACAGGGCATCAAAGTTGGAGGTAAGAAAGGTGGCAGAGCAGTTCAGGCAGGAGAGAAAGCAGTAATTGCCAAGGGTAGACAGGCACAGACCGCATCAAAACAAGGAAATCAATCTAAAATGGTTGGATCTGGTAGGTTTGAAAAGGCAGGTGCTATTGCAGGAGGACTTACTGGTGCTGTTGCAGGTGGTCTTGTTGATGGTCCTTTACCAATAGGCGATATCGTTGGTGGTATAGCAGGTTCTAAAGTTGGTGGTAAGATTGGTAGACAATTTGATAAGATAGGTGCTAAGAAACCCGTCAAAGAAGAAAATTTAGATGAAGGTATAGTAGATAAAATTAAAAAATTTGGAGAATATTTAGCACCTACTCCTGGTAAAGGAACATCTAATGAACCATCTGTAGCAGCTGGAACTAGAACTCCAAAGTCTACTAACATGTTTAAGCATGTTCCAAGTATGAATAAAGATGGTACAACAGGACAATATGGAAAAAAAGGAACTACTGCTATAAAACAAGGAGCAGAAAAAGGTATAAATTCTGTTAAAGATAAAGCAGGAGACTTTGCAAAAAATCAGGGAATGAAAGTTGTAAAGAATGTTGCAGCACCTGCAGCTGCAGGACTAGCAGTATCTAAAGGTGTAGACGCTTTAATGAAACGTGGTAAGAATACACAAAAAGAATCATTTTCTAACTGGAGAGATGAAGTAGGTTATGAGGATAAGGATTCATCAAAAAAGATTGATGAAGATTGGCAGAAGGTTAATCGCAAAGACAAAACTGATGGTTTGAGTCAAAAAGCAGTTAACGCATATCGTAAAGAAAATCCTGGTTCAAAACTTAAAACTGCAGTTACAAAAGATCCTAAAAAATTAAAGAAGGGATCTAAGTCTGCAAAAAGAAGACTATCATTTTGTAGAAGAATGAAAGGTATGAAGAAAAAACTTACCTCTGCAAAGACAAGTAGAGATCCAGATTCAAGAATTAACAAAGCATTAAGGAGGTGGAATTGTAGTTATGAACCAACAGGAACAACAATCACAGAAAAATCAGTCTCAAAAAAGCAACAAAGGTTCTTCGGGATTGTTAGAGCGGCTCAAAAAGGTACTCTCGAAGGCGAAGCGTCGCCACAGATTCAAAGAGCTGCTGCCAGCATGACCAAAAAAGATGTAAAAAAATATGCATCAACCGATCATAAAGGATTACCAGAGAAGGTAAAATCAGAAGAATGAATGAATCTGCAGCAGTCAAAAAAGTAATCGACGTTGTTAGAGGTAAAAAACCAGAAAGAAAACCTCAAAAAGCAATGGACGCAGGTGCAAGAGGTAGAAGATTACTACAAAGAAGAGAGTATAAAGCAAAGATATCTCCATTCATACCATCAGAGTTAGAAGACTAACTATTATTATACATAAATATATCTAGAAAACGATTATAGGTAACGTATTATGTCTCTTTGGGGCAATAAAGATTTAATTGCTGAATCAGGTACTATAACAATCAACACATCCACAGGTGTCATTACTGGTTCCTCCACAACATTTACTACAGCAGGTGTTGCCGAAGGAGATGTTATTGTCGTGGGAGCAGGTGCTACTTACGGATATGGTGTTATAGATTCTGTCGCAAGCAATACATCCGCAACATTAAAAGAAGTCGCACATCTAATTCCAGATGCTAACGATGCAATTCAAACAAACACAGCATATTTCATCAATCAGGAACCAAAATCTTCCTTCAAGGGTGGACAGTTCGCTGCTCCTGATGCTAAGAGTAACTACTACTCTAGTGTATTTGGTGTAGATACAACTGAGCAAGATGCAGTTAATGGTAAAACTGGCGATGCTCGTAAGTACGCAGCACCACATGCAGGTTGGGTTGGAGTTACTACATACAATAACTCGGACGGAACTCTAAGAGTTAAAACTGAAGTATTAGTTGCTTCAAGCAGTATCTCTGGAGACCAAGAGGACAGCGCATACCCTAACTCCTAATAATACATTTAGTATTAAATTTTACATTTTAATAATATGACATGAGATTTGATGAATTGAATGAAAATAACTACTTGTTATTTGCTATAAAATTTTACGACAATCCTCAAGCAGTAACTAAAGAGGACTTTGAAGATGATTTAAAACGAATCAAGTACATTAAGAGGTTATTGAAAAGATATAAGAACACAGGAGTTCTTAAAACACATCTTATCCTTAACCATCTTATTGTATTATTCAACGTCTTTAATGATGCTACTGTTCCACTATTGTTGTATAATTTAGAAGAAGATCTCTGGCCAGCGATTAAAAGTTTTTTAATGTTTTTAAATCGCATTCCAGAATATCCCCCTTCAAGTATACATAAGATCGATGAAGATCAAGTTTGCGTTACTCAGTTAAACGAAGAAATCTAATGGATATTGATAGAATTATTTCTATTATTCGGACTTTGAAAGAAGAGGGTGCAGTTGCTATGCCAACAAATAATGTAAGTAGTGGTAATATCGCAGGTACAAAAGCAGCAGGAGATGATCCTCCTGTAAGAAAAAAGAAAAAATACATCTATGGTGGTAGAGGATCAAGAAAAATGTGGTTAACTAACCAAAAGTAATAAATATGTTTGGAGTATAAACACCTAGAAGAGTGGACGACAATAATATCAATACAGCAATATTAGAACGCTTAGAGCGTGTAGTTGAGACCCTGCAGGAGAACTCTGTAAAGATGGGTCAACTTCTTGCTGTTCATAATGAAAAATTAGATAAACAGGATAGAATAGATGCGGTATTATTTGAGAAGATTGAATCGTTACACAAAGACTTGGAAAGGACAACTACAGAGATTAAAAAGGGGTGTGAGAGAGATATTCGGTTAGTAGATAATAGACTCCGTGTTATGGAGAAGAAGATGTGGAGTATATTTGGTGCATTAAGTATAATAAGTTTCATAGTATCCCCAATTGGGCAAAGATTTGTAAGAGGATTGACAGTTCCACCACAAACGAGTATAATACAAGAAAAGTAATTACTATACAATGAGTGAAGTTCATTTCAAGAAGCAC